CGAACCCTGATCAGCAACAAGGAGTTTGCGCATGAAAACACACGCACCACAAGTCGATACCGCCAGCGTGGCGGCACGGGTCGCCCAACTTCCCCACCTCCCCATGGACAGCCTATGGGCACTCTGGGACGACCATTTCGATGAGCGCCCGAATCACCATCACCGCACCTGGCTGGAAACCCGACTGGCCTACAAGATCCAGGAGCGTGCCTTTGGCGGCCTCAAGGGATCCGTGCGCCGCAAGCTGGAGGAGATCGGTGAGACAGGCATCCTGCCGCCCCGGCTGCGCCGAGAAGCAGATCGCCTGCTGCCGGGCACGATCCTCACCCGCGTCTATGACGATGTCGAGCATCAGGTGTTGGTGCGCGGCATGCGTGACTTCGAATATCGCGGGCAGCGGTTCACAAGCCTCACGGCGGTGGCCAAGGTGATCACAGGCTGTCCGTGGTCGGGCCCTCTGTTCTTCGGTCTCAAGACCAAGAAGAAGGAGGCAGCATGAAAACCCATCGCAACATGCCGGCGGCACCGGTGCTCGCGCCCCGCAAGCGCTGCGCCATCTACACCCGAAAATCAACCGACGAGGGGCTGGACCAGGAGTACAACAGCCTCGAGGCCCAGCGGGATGCTGGACTCGCCTTCGTGTTGAGTCAACGCAGTGAGGGATGGACTGCAGTGCACGACGGCTACGACGACGGCGGCTACTCCGGCGGCAATCTGGATCGCCCTGCGCTCAAGCGCTTGATGGCGGATATCGAGGACGGCCGCATCGACATCGTGGTCGTTTACAAGATCGACCGCTTGACGCGCAGCCTGCCGGACTTCGCCAAGCTAGTTGAGGTGTTCGACCGTAACGGGGTCAGTTTCGTCTCGGTGACCCAGCAGTTCAACACCACCACGTCGATGGGTCGGCTGACGCTCAACATCCTCCTGTCCTTCGCACAGTTCGAGCGCGAGGTCACGGGTGAGCGCATCCGCGACAAGATCGCGGCCAGCAAGGCCAAGGGGATGTGGATGGGCGGCACGCCACCTCTCGGGTACGACGTCGTTGAGCGCAAGTTGGAGATCAACGAGCCGGAGGCGGACCTGGTGCGCTACATCTTCCGGCGCTACGCCGAGCATGGGTCGGCGGCCGAGATCGTGCGCGAGTTGGCGATCGAGGGGCGGACTACCAAGGCCTGGCAGACGCAGGGAGGTCAGTTCCGCGAGGGCAGGCCGATCGACCAGCAGTACCTTTTCAAAATGCTGCGCAACCGGATCTACCTCGGGGAGATCCAGCACAAGGGCACCAGTTTTCCCGGCCAGCACGAAGCCATCATTGATCAGGATCTCTGGAATCTTGCGCATGCCTTTGTCAAACGCCGCAAGCAAGGTCCACGCGAGGGCGTCACGCAGCATCCGGCGCTGCTCGCGGGATTGCTCCATGCGCCCGATGGTCAACTGATGATCCACAGCTACACGCGCAAGAAAAACGGACGCCTCTATCGCTACTACGTGCCCTACCTGCACAAGCGACGTAATGCAGGGGCGACGCTCGCACCTGGGGCTACTGACATCGGTCCGCTACCGGCTGCTGAGATCGAAACGGCAGTTCTGGAACAAATCCAGCAGGCGCTGCGTGCGCCGGAGCTGATGCTGGCGACTTGGCGTTCTTGCCAACGACACCCCAGGGGCGCCCAACTTGAGGAAGCGCAGGTGGTCGTGGCCATGCAGCGCATCGGTGCAGTGTGGGATCAGCTGTTCCCCAAAGAGCAGCAGCGAATCACACAGTTGCTGATCGAACGGGTCCAGCTCCACGAGCATGGCTTGGACATCCTCTGGCGTGAGGACGGATGGCTAGGGCTGGGTGAAGACATCGGCAGTCACCCGTTCGTGGAAGAAACGAGGGGTGCCGCAGAGGAGATTTACGCATGAAATCGAATACCACCCCAGTCATTCATCCGGACAACCCAAAGCAGCGCAATGTACGCATCGAGATCGGTGAGGAGGCGCGAAGCTACATCACAGGCCAGCAGCGCGTGACGATGGTGCCCCTGACCATCCGGCGCAAGCAGAACCGCAAAGTCATGACCCCGCCACCAGGGGAGCGTTCTGTACTCGGTGCGGGCGGCGAAGATATCCCCATGATTCGGACGCTGGGCAAGGCCTTCTACTGGCAGAAGCTACTTGATCAGGGAAAGTACGCCACCATCCGGGATCTGGCTGTGTCGATGAAGCTCGAACAGGGTTGGGTCGCGGAGGTGCTTCGCATGACCACGCTGGCGCCGGACATCATCGAAGCGATTCTCGATGGCCAGCAGCCCCGGCATCTCAATTTGCAGACGCTGCGTGGTCGGCATGACCAGATGCCTCGGGATTGGCAGGAGCAGCGCCAGGCGCTCGGATTCTCGATTTGACCTGCTGACCGGATCAGCCCCACCAGGACGGCGAGCCATGTGCTCGCCGTTTTTGCGTTCAGGGGGCCATTGGCGAACCGGGAGTTTCCGCGTGGTTCGCCAATGCGTCCCTCCTAAGTTCGCCACCCAAATTCTCCAATGACACCTGTTCCTCAACAGCGTCAAAGGAGTCTTCCATGCCGACACCGGCAACCCCAAATCCCCGGTCGTCCTTCGAGGCGATCAACAGCATGTCACCTGGCGATCGTCGGGTGCTCAACGAGAACGAACTGGCTCAGCGCTGGGGCATCAGCCCCAAGACTTTGCAGCGCTGGCGCAGTGAAGGTCGTGGTCCGAAGTACTTGAAATTGTCCAAGCGGGTCAGCTACCCGCTGGAAACCGTCATCGAGTTCGAGACCAACGCGCTGCACGACTCGACGTCCGAACGCTCGGTTCGCTGATCGGAGAAGGCGATGAACGAAATCACCATCTTCCCCGAGCAATTGTCCGCCATGTCGGACGCCCAGTTGGCATCCCTGCCACCGGCCCAGCTCTGCGAGGTCCACCACAACCTTGCGCAACTGGTCGACTGGGTCAAGAAGGCGCAAGCCAAGGTCCACGCTGCCATGCAGCGCCGATACGCCGAGCAGGAGCGCGTAGTTCGCGCCGAGGCCGGTAAGGACTTCGGCACCGTTCGCTTCAACGACGGACTGGTTCGCATCACCGTCGACACACCGAAACGCGTCAGCTGGGACCAGAAGCAGCTTGCCGCAATTGCCGAGCGGATCGCCGCTTCCGGCGAACGGGTCCAGGAGTACGTGGACATCGAGTTCAGCGTTCCCGAGTCCCGCTTCAACAACTGGCCGACTGCACTGCGTGAGCAGTTCGAGCCCGCCCGCACCGTCAAACCCGGCAAGTCGTCCTACGACCTGGCCATCGATTCCGAGGACTGAACCATGAACACCAACAACCTCTCCGCATTGCGCAAGCACATCACGCCGTTCTACGGCGACCACCTGCCCGAGCAGCTTCGTTACCGCGACCGCGCTGGGCGCGAGGTGCTCATCCCGACGCATACGGCCACGCTCGATGAACTGGCCTTCGCCATCCAGATGGCCGCTGAGGAGCAGTCCCTGGCCAGCCGCCGCCGCAATGCCCTGGACGAGCTCTACATCAACGCCCGCAAGTCCGGTGCCCTCGGCGCCGACCGCCTCTCTGACATCAGCTGGAAGGAGTAACCATGAGCACGATCATTCCCTTCCAGTTTGAGACGCACGCCCTGCGCGTGCAGGTCGATGACGCCAATCAGCCGTGGTTCAACGCCAACGACGTGTGCGAGGCGCTGCAGCTTGGCAACGCTCGTCAGGCACTGGAGTCTCACGTCGATGCCGATGACGTCCAGAAATTGGACACCATCGACAGCCTCGGTCGGAACCAGCGAGCCAACCACGTTAACGAGTCGGGCCTGTACGCGCTGATCCTCGGCAGCACCAAGGATGCCGCAAAGCGGTTCAAGCGCTGGGTTACCAGTGAGGTCTTGCCGTCGATCCGAAAGACCGGCGTCTATGCGACGCCTGCTGTGGCAGCCTTACCTGCGCCGACGCAGGACCGCGTGTCCTCCCTGCTTTTGATCGGCGACGCCGTGGCCAAGGTGCCGGGTGTGAAGGCCGGGATCGCCATGGCTGCCACGCTCACCTGCATCCAGGAGAACACCGGGCTGGTGATTGAGACCCTGCGCCGCGCGCTGCCGGCAGCCAATGAGCCGACCTGCTCGCACAACGCGACGCAACTGGGCAAGTTGGCTGGATCGTCGGCCAAGGCGACCAACCAGCGACTGGCCCAACTGGGCTTCCAGTTCCGCAACGAACGCGACGAGTGGGAACTCACCGACGCCGGCAAGGCGTGGGCCGAGGCCATGCCGTTCTCGCGCAACGGACACAGCGGCTACCAAATCCTCTGGAATCCGGCCGTCGTTGATCAGCTCAAGGAGGTGGCGTGATGGCACTTCCGATCATTACCGCTGACCAGCGCCTGCGCGAGAAAAAGGGGGTGAAGCTCGTGCTGCTCGGCAAGAGTGGCATCGGCAAGACCACCCAGCTCAAAACGCTGCCCGAAGCCTCGACCTTGTTCGTCGACCTCGAAGCAGGTGATCTCGCCGTCAAAGATTGGCGCGGTGACTGCGTGCGCCCGACCACCTGGCCGGAGTTCCGCGACCTGGTGGTCTTCCTGGCCGGCCCGAACCCAGCACTGCCGTCTGAGGCGCCGTTCTCCGAGGCGCACTACCAGCATGTCTGTGAACGCTACGGCGATCCGGCGCAACTGGCCAAGTACGACACCTACTTTGTCGACAGCATCACGGTGCTGGCCAGGCTCGCACTGATCTGGGCCAAGACCCAGCCGCAGGCACTGTCCGAGCGCACCGGCAAGCCCGACACGCGTGGCGCCTACGGGCTGCTCGGTACCGAGATGCTGGGCTCACTCATGCACCTGCAACACGCACGCGGCAAGCACGTCGTGTTCGTCTCGATCCTTGATGAGCGTATGGACGACTTCAACCGCAAGGTGTTCGTCCCGCAGATCGAAGGTGCCAAGACCTCGGCCGAACTACCCGGCATCGTCGACGAGGTCGTGACCCTGGCCGAGATGAAGGCGGAGGACGGCTCTTCGTACCGTGCGTTCGTCACGCAAACCATGAATCCCTATGGCTATCCGGCCAAGGACCGCTCCGGTCAGCTCGATCTGCTGGAGCCCCCCGATCTGCGCGCACTCATCGAGAAATGCGCCGCCGCCACCCAACCCAAAAACAGCAAGGAGTAACCCATGTCCGCCTGGAATGATTTCAACGATGCCGAACAGCAACAGACCTTCGACCTGATCCCCAAGGGGACCGTGGCCAAGGTGCGCATGACCATCAAGCCCGGTGGTTACGACGACCCCAATCAGGGCTGGACCGGTGGCTACGCGACCCAGAGCTTCGAGACTGGCTCGATCTACCTGTCCTGCGAGTTCGTCGTCCTGGAGGGGGAATTTGCACGCCGCAAGATGTGGAGCAACGTCGGCTTGCACAGCGCAAAGGGACCCGCCTGGGGGAACATGGGACGCACCTTTGTGCGTGCTGCGCTCAACAGTGCCCGCAACATCCGTCCACAGGACAACTCGCCCCAGGCCACTGCTGCTCGTCGCATCTCCGGTTTTCATGAGCTGGATGGGCTGGAGTTCGTTGCCCGCATCGATGTCGAGAAGGATGGTCGGGGCGACTTGCGCAATGTCGTGAAGAACCCCGTTGAGCCGGATCATCCGGACTATGCCCGCGTGACTGGTAGCGCCCAGCACCCAGCGCAGGTCGCATACACGCCGGTAGCGCCGGTGGCATCCCCGGCTGCAGCGCCAGCTGCTGCGCCACAGACACAGCGTCCGTCCGTGCCGGGCAAGCCTGCTTGGGCGCAGTAAGGGGGATGCGTGAAATGTTGGGTCTGCAAACGACAGGCTCGTGGGTACGGCCACACGGACAACCGTCGTGGCGTCGGCCACCCCGAGCGCTACCCGATCGACTGGGTTTTCTGTTCGCGCCGTTGCCAGGATGCGTTTCACGCGCTCTACGGCAACTGGGCGCGCGTGAAGGACGGCATGAAGGACATCAAGGAGGTCAAAGTGATCGATCCGTCTGATGTTGAACGCGCAGCGATGCGCAAATGCCTCAAGTCATTCGGCGAGGCTGCGGGCGAGATCGGCTTCGACAAGCCCCTGGGGCAGTACTCCGAAGAGGAGGCTCTCCAGGTGATTGACGCGATCGTCACCTGCTACACCGACGCGATGGTTGAACACCACGAGGAAACCAAGTTCCCCCCCGTGCGGGGCTTGGCGCCCATGCCCGACCCCATGGCCAACCCGTTCGCCGATCTGGAGGACGACTTGCCCTGGGAAGAGCCGAAAGGAGCGAAGCCATGATCGACTTCAACTCCTCTTCGAGTATCTCCGGCCAGGTCTCTGCGCTGGTGGATGCCGGCCTTCAGCAGACGCGTTTGGCGCAGACGCCCCGTCAGTATCTCGGCGCATCACGTCTGGGCGCGGCCTGTGAGCGTGCGCTGCAGTACGAGTTCGCCCAAGCACCGGTCGATCCGGGCCGAGAAACCGAAGGGCGCATCCTGCGCATCTTCGAGCGTGGTCATGTGATGGAAGACTGCATGGTCACGTGGCTGCGGGCCGCAGGCTTTGACCTGCGCACGCGCAAGGCCGACGGTGATCAGTTTGGGTTTTCCGCCATCGACGGTCGTCTGCAGGGCCACATCGATGGCGTGATCGTCGGGGGGCCTGATGGCTTCTCATACCCGGCGCTGTGGGAGAACAAGTGCCTGGGGTCGAAGTCATGGCGCGAGTTGGAAAAGAACCGATTGGCCGTGGCCAAGCCGATCTACCACGCGCAAGTCGTGCTCTATCAAGCCTATCTGCAGTTGCACGAACACCCGGCGATCTTCACGGCGATCAACGCCGACACGATGGAGATCTACACCGAGTTGGTTCCCTTCGATGCGGCGCTGGCACAGCGAATGTCCGATCGCGGTCTGCGGGTGATTTCCGCAACCGACGCTGGCGAGTTGTTGGCACGTGGCTTCCACGACCCCACGCACTTCGAGTGCCGCATGTGCGCCTGGCAGGACCGGTGCTGGAGGGCCGCAGCATGACGAACAGCACTCTGAATGATGTTCTGCGTGAGCGTCTGGTCGATGCTCGGGAAGCGGCGCACTGCCTGAACCTGCAGATGTACCTCCTCACCCATCCGAAGGAGCGCGATCGTCTCCAGGTTCCGCACTACCGGGTAGGCAAGCTCCTGCGCTTCAAGTTGGGCGAGCTGATGGTGTGGATGGAGTCTCAGCAAGCTGCTGCCACAACGAGCAGTGAGGAGGTCGTCGATGCTTGATTTCAACGACGACCCCGCTGAAGCGTCCATGGATCTCGGAGCACAGCGCGATGCCGTGCGTGCCGATCTGCTGGTGCGGCTGGAGTCCGTGCTCTTCACTCTGTTCCCGGCAGGCAAGAAGCGCCGGAGCAAGTTTCTGATCGGCGACGTGCTGGGCAGTCCGGGCGACAGCCTCGAGGTGGTGCTCGACGGCGAGAAGGCGGGCTTGTGGACGGATCGCGCGACAGGCGATGGCGGTGACATCTTCGCTCTCATTGCTGCCTATCTCGGCGTCGACGTCCTGCACGATTTTCCGAGGGTGCTCCAGCATGCCGGTGATCTTGTGGGGCGTGTGCCTGCCATGCCCACACGCAAGGCAAAGAAGGAAGCGCCTGTCGATGACCTCGGCCCGGCCACCGCCAAGTGGGACTACCTCGATGACGCAGGGCAACTGATCGCGGTCGTCTACCGCTACGACCCGCCCGGGCGCAAGAAGGAATTCCGCCCCTGGGATGCCAAGCGTCGCAAGACGGCGCCGCCCGAGCCTCGCCCCCTGTACAACCAGCCCGGGATGGTGGCGGCCGAAACGGTCGTCCTGACCGAAGGCGAGAAATGTGCGCAGGCACTCATCGAGGCCGGCGTGGTGGCGACCACGGCGATGCATGGTGCCAATGCGCCAGTGGATAAGACCGACTGGACGCCGCTTCAAGCCAAGGCCGTCTTGGTCTGGCCCGATCGTGACAAGCCAGGCTGGGAGTACGCCATGTCGGCCGCGCAGGCGGTCTTGACCGCTGGCGCAGCATCCTGCGACGTGCTGCTGCCTCCGGACGACAAGCCGGAAGGGTGGGACGCTGCCGATGCCATTGGCGAGGGATTCGATATCCAAGGATTCATCGCCTCTGGCCCGCGCATGTGCATCAAGCCGCTCAACACCGCACGGACGCAGGAAGCCACGGTGTGGGCGACGGACGATGCCTTGGCGTTGGCATTCACCTCCCGCTACGCCGACGATTGGCGGTACTGCGCTGCGTGGGGTAAATGGCTGGTGTGGACCGGCAGCCGCTGGCAGCCCGATGAGACTCTGCTGTCTCACCACCTGATCCGCTCTATCTGCCGAGAGGCGGCGCTCAAGGTCGACTCGCACCGGTTGGCTGCGAAGCTCTTGGCCAGCGGCACGGTCGGTGGTGTGGATCGGCTGGCACGCTCCGACCGCCGGCACTCGTCAACCTCAGACGAGTGGGATTCGGACATCTTCGCTCTGAACGCACCCGGTGGGGTGGTCGATCTCCGCACAGGGCTTCTGCGCGTTCACGATCGTGCTGACCGGATGACCAAATTGGCGACGGCCACGCCACGTGGAGACTGTCCGCGCTGGCGCTCGTTCCTGGATGACGTGACGGGTGGCGACAAGGACTTGCAGGCCTACCTGCAGCGTATGGTCGGCTACTGCCTGACGGGGGCGACCAGTGCGCATGCGCTGTTCTTCCTGTACGGCACTGGCGCCAACGGCAAGTCAGTGTTCGTGAACACGCTGGCCACCATCCTGGGTGACTACGCCACCAGCGCTCCCATGGACACGTTCATGGAAGCCCGGGGTGATCGCCATCCGACCGACCTGGCAGGTTTGCGCGGCGCGCGTTTTGTCGCGTCCATCGAAACCGAACAGGGGCGCCGTTGGAACGAGTCGAAGGTCAAAGCCATCACTGGTGGCGACAAGGTCTCGGCGCGCTTCATGCGCCAGGACTTCTTCGAGTACATCCCTCAGTTCAAGTTGGTGATCGCTGGCAACCACAAGCCCTCGATCCGCAACGTCGACGAGGCCATGAAGCGGCGCCTGCACCTGATTCCGTTCACGGTGACGGTGCCCCCCGAGCGACGAGATGGCCAACTCACCGAACGGTTGCTGGCCGAACGTGACGGAATCCTGGCGTGGGCGGTCGATGGCTGCCTGGCATGGCAGCGCGATGGCTTGCGGCCACCAGCCTGTGTCGTGTCGGCCACCGAGGAGTATTTCGAAGCAGAGGACGCACTGGGTCAGTGGATCGAGGAGCGCTGCCTCCTCTCCAAGAGTCACCGTGAAGGCGTGTCCGAGTTATTCACCGACTGGCGCGAATGGGCTGAACGGGCCGGTGAGTACGTCGGTTCGGTCAAGCGTTTCGCAGAGCTCATGGCCACTCGCAAGTTCGAGAAGTGCCGTTTGACCGGAGGTGCGCGGGCGCTGGCGGGTATCAGCCTGCGTCCGAAGCCTTACGGGGGCGGCTATCCCTACAGAGATGACTGATGCGGGGTCGAGTGACGGATTTGACAGGTCTACTGATTAACCCCTTACGCGTGCGCGTACGCCCACGATAGAGAGATATCCGGCCAACCCGTCAGATCCGTCACTCGCCCCAGAAATGGAGCAAGAAATGAATACGAAGATTCTGGCCCTCGATCTGGGCACCCGTACTGGCTGGGCGTTACTGGACACGGACGGGACGATCACGAGTGGCACTGAGCAATTCAAGCCGCAGCGGTTTGAAGGCGGCGGAATGCGCTTCCTTCGCTTCAAGCGCTGGCTGGCTGAACTGCTCACGGCCTGTGACCACATCAACGCGGTGTATTTCGAGGAAGTCCGTCGCCACGCTGGGGTGGACGCCGCGCACGCCTACGGTGGCTTCATGGGGCACCTCACGGCTTGGTGCGAAAGCCACAACATTCCGTACCAAGGCGTACCGGTGGGCACGATCAAGAAGCACGCGACCGGCAAAGGCAACGCTGGCAAGGACGAGATGATCCTGGCCGTCAGGCAACGCGGTCACAGCCCAGGTGACGACAACGAAGCCGACGCGCTGGCCATCCTGCATTGGGCCATCGAGACGCAGGAGGTGTGACGTGAAGGTTCCAACACATCAATACCGCTGCCCCCTCGGACGTCTGCAGCCACAAGCCATGGATCTGGATGCCATCAAGGAACGAGGGTGGCGCGAGCAGGAAATCCTGGTGGTCAACGCGTCAGATGAACGTCTGGACTTCCTTGAGAGGGAGTTCGTGCGCCGCATCGGCAAACGACTGTACGGAGGGCAACGTCATGACTAACCGAACCCCGTGGACGATGGAGGACGTGGCCGCACGTTTTGAGGACGCAGCCACCACCGGACGACGGCTGCCCCCGGTGCGTGTGCAGGGCTACTTCAAC